CGGCGACATCACTCGCAGGATTAGCCGCTGTACCGCCCATCAGAGAAAGTGCGCCATAGAAATTTGAAACCCCAGATCCCGGCAGAACAAAAGTAACTGTTTTGCTGCCGCCTACCGCTGTCGTTACCAGAAACTCATAAGTAGTTCCTACATTAGCAGTGGACAGTGCTGGCATATTGACAACAATATCCCCAGTACCATCAACATTAAACAGCGTACCGGATTCGTCAATAGTTAACGTATCTGTAACAGCACCACCCGTATTAAAGGTGGAATTGTCTACCGTGATCCGAAAATTAGGGCGAGTGTCGTAAGTAGCCTCTACAGTAATTGCACCTGTAGTGGAATTTTTTGTAATAGATTTAAATCCATTCTCGGAGCGTACTGCCCCGGAAAAAGTGGAATTAGCCATTAGGTTCTCCTGTCGTGGCTAGTGTCTAAGGTTTCACATGAAACACTCAGTCAGGATTAAAACAAAAGGGGGGCAAAGCCCCCCGAGTGTTTAGCTTGAGCCGGGAGATCCGTAGATTCCCAGAGGATCGGATACGCCGAAGCTGTAACGCTCTCGCGCCTTGTAGCGCACGTTACCCGTATCGAAGTCACCGTCCATTGAAGTTTCCAGCGAAGTACGCTCGAAATGCTTCAACCCGTTAGGTATATCAGTGATGATATAGAAGGCGTTTGTATCAGTCAGATAGTGATTAACTGCATACCCTTCAGGGATTGCTCCCATGTTGCGGATAGCGTTAATGTCATTATCTGAAGTTGACACTCGCTGCGTTGTTTCAAGCAAACGATCTGCTGTAAACATCAAAGCGGGCGGCACAATCAAACGTCTTGGCCTAGCAGCGATCAACAAACCTCTTTCATCTGTGAAGGCAGCAATATCAATAATTGCATTCTCCAGAGATGTTTCGTTGAGGTCAGCCGCCGTTGAAGGACGGTTGTCATTTTTACCACCTGAAACGAGAGGGTGACCGTCACCGCCGGTTACGCCGTCACCGCTTGCTGTAAACAAGTTAACACCATCACCTGATTGGTAGGAGTTGGTGAAACCGTTATTCAGCGGGTTAACAGACTTGACCTGCTTAGTGTAAGCCATTGCCCGTGCCAGAGCCTTTGTATATCGCGCAGAAAGCGAGTCGTAGAGGTTATCCTCCATCGCTTCCTCGGTTATAGCAAAACCCATAGCAATCGTTTCATGGTTGTATCGTGCCGTGAAGGATTCTTGTGCTGAATCATAAGAGATTGCAGAACCTTCATTCTTCACAGGGGCGGCAGCAAAGCCGCTAAGCTTTACTTCCTCTTCAAAAGAACGATCAGAGCTTTCAGTCTCATAAATGAGATCATGCTCGTCCTCATACTTTTCATACTCCAAACCAAATAAGGCGTTAAGCCCCGGCAGGAGTTCTTTCAACATTTGCGCTCTTGAAATAGCCATTGATTAGACTCCTAGCTTGGTTTCATACGCATGACTCAAGGGCAGATAGGTCACAAGACAGTCGGTGTAGGTGTCGCCTACCGTGCTGCTCGGGCCTTCTACAAACTCAAGGACGCGGAGTGGAAGTGAATTTGTCGTAGCAATAGAGCCGCCGTCTAAGGCGTTCTTACTACGTCCGATTGCTGTTGATCCTGCTGTGCTAACCGCAGAGATGTTGTTGCCAAGACCCGTTTGGGCAATAGCTTCATCAGCCTGCATTTTGAACACTAACTTAGGATCGTCAACAACATACGCCATAATATCCGAAGCCGTTGTAGAGGCAGGATATTGCTGGTTGAATGTTAATTGACTTGTAGATGGGTCAGTGTAGGAACATCCCACAAAGATACCAACCGTACCAGCAACAACAGCAGTTGTTACTGCGGCTTTCTCAACCGTGCCAGCCGCAACTAGCTTGACGAAATCACCGTAGAAGATAGCAGTGCCGTAAGCACTAGCAATCTTCATGTGCCTTACTTTACCGGAGTACGAACCACTAGCACTTAGCGTGTTAACAGGTTCCGCCCCATTTGGGGTAGCAGAAGTAGCCATATATATGACCTCCTATGTTAAGAAACCACCCCACCCAAGGGTTAGTTTCTGCCGAATGTTGTCCTCGTACTTCTCTCAGGATCTAAGAGCGGCATACGAGGGTCATTTTCTCTGAGATAGTTGTTATCAACAGACTCCATCTGGTTGTCAGCCACCTTTTGGAAATGCTCGGATCTTGCCCGCATCTTTCCTTCCGGTGCTTTGCATAAAAGCAAACCGCCAACCTCAATGTTGCCCTTGAATTTAGAACCCATATCGGACTCCAGCATGAGTTCTGGATGGTCTTCAGACCTTACAGGCTCCCAACCTTCCCGAAACATTCTGGACGTATGAGTTGCATCTGTCTGACCTAGAATACTTGTCCTGACCCAACGAAAAACCCAGCCATCTTGTGGCTCGGGGTCGGGTATTACAGAAGCAGGTTTCCAAGAATCGCTTGGTCTGACATCACTATCTCTTTCTTGTACATCTCTAGGGGTGCGCTCTTCAGCCATTGGTGATCTCCCAATTAAACATATTTGGCATATTGTTCGTCCGTTAATCCCAGCCTCTTAGCGAGAGAGCGTTGGGATGGCGAAAGCTTCACTGTGCGAGGTTTGGCCCCATTATTTCTAGTTGTGGGGGCCACCACCATCGAAGGCTGACCGGCAGTCGAAGCTCGCTCTTGCTGGGAATTCCCAACCTGCCAATCATAATTTGGAAACGCTTGTCTAACCGTTTCATCAATCTGCCTGAAATATTCAGGAGAATTAGGCTTTACACCCTGATTCACTAACTCTGCATGTTTGCCGTAAGCAAGTGAGGTCATCGCCTCATGACCTTCTGCCATGAACCAAGGGTTTCCCGCCGCCCACTCCTGAGTCTCAGGGTCGGGTTGTTGCGGTTGTTGCGGTTGTTGCTGTTGTCGAGGCTGCGGGAACTGCTGTTGCTGCTGCGCCCAAGCCTGCTCCTGTTGTTGCTGCTGAGCCTGTTGATTCGCAGCACTCTGGGCATAACGATCAGCTTCACTTAGCTCTGTTGTTGCCTTGTTCAGAGCTTGCTGGGCCTCAACCACATTATCTGTGTTGCCTTCCTCGTAAGCTTGACGGTACTGCTCTTTAGCCTGCTCAACAGATAGCGCGGCGCGTTCTTTAATCTGACCGATTAAAGCCTGCTCACCTCTACCTATCAGGGATTCATACTCCCTGTTCTTTTCTGCGATTTGCTGGGCGACACGATAAGCTTCGTCCCGCTCGGCAACCGCAGAGTCTCTTTTACGCCTCTCTTCATGAGAATCGTATTTAAGCTTGTTAATCCTTTTCTGGACTTTTTTGCCGTACTTAGATAGTTCGTCTTCAGTCAGTTCGCCGTCTTCTGCTTCCGATGCAACCTCAACAGCTCCATCATCAGCTTCTTCAACAAGCTCCTCCTGCTGACCGCCTATCTTGGTGCGTACACCAAAAAATCTATCCTCGTCGGACATTCGCTCTACATCTACCTGTTGCTCACTCATGCCTTAACAATCCCCCTTGGATCTTCGATAACAGCTTCAACGCTGTCGTCATTGATCAATCTGAACTCTTTTCCGTGGACTTTAAATCTTGTGCCGCTGTAAGAGCGCATCAAGATCCAGTCCCCTTCTGAGCAGAAAGGCCCAGATGGAAATCTTCTCTCATCGTTATAACAGTCTGGCCCCATTTTGGTGACAAACCCAACGATAGATCCGATCTCCTCTTCGTAGAGAGTTTTGTTAGACTTGAGGATGCCGCCATCGAATTCCTTTTCAGGATCTGGCAGCGCGATCAGAATTTTATATCCTTTCGGATCAGGCAACTGATTCGCCTTGCGAGACTCTTCTGTCTCGATTTCTTTTACTAATGCTTCCATTAGGCTTTCCTTTGCACTGGAAAAAGCGTCCAGAGTCGCTTGCACCGCCTATGCGGCGTTATGATTCTTCGTATTTCGCTTGTAGGTCGAGTATTTCTCGCTCCGTTATTGCTAACCCTTCAATAATACCACAGCATTTTGAATACTCTTCAAAGTTTTTGCAACCCCCGCCGCTGATATGGTCGGCGTGTTCGTTCATCTGAAGCCTGATAATTTTCCGAATATGCTCAAACAGGTTGTTCTCAGAGAAGCTACTCACGCATAATATCCTTCATAATCTCAACGCCTAGCTTCGCGCCTTCGACTTGTTCCTTTGAGGCGATGCGTTTGCTTTCTAGCTGACCTTGGTCGTTGTCTTCAGAGATCCTGACCGCCAATTTAGCCTGCTCAAGCTGCATTTCCTGACTAAGCTTCTCTTGGTCTAGGCTTGCCTTCGCCATAGCCTTCTGAGCATCAAGCTGCATCCTTGCCTGCTCCATCATCATCTTGCCCTGTGCTTCCATCTCTTTAAGCTGCAACTCTCGTTGCTGCATTTGCACCACAGGGTCTTCCATCATCTGCTGGTTTTGCTGCATTTGCTGTTCTTGCTGGTGCTTGCCCAGCAACTGAGCTGCCGCTGGTGCGGTAAGTTCCGCTATCCTGTACTCGATGTCTTCCGGTAGCTCTTCTCCCGGTATTGGCAGCTTGGTTCCCAGCTCTTTCTCGATCTCCTGACGATACTGGAAGGCAACGTGTTCCTGCACATGGGCGAAGAATACCCCCTGAATCATGCCTGAATCGGGGGCTTGTGCCAGCAATTCCTGCATCTTGGGGTCTTCCATAGCCGACATGTGAACCTGTATGTGGGCTTCATGATCCTGATAGATGAATGCCTTAACCGGATCGCCGGTAATAATGTTCATATTCTCGGAAACAGGATCTGTCGG